AGATATTCTTTTGAGGTCACTTTCCTCTACTTTAGAGTATTCACTCTCCCTCTTCTCCTGCTTTTCTTCTTCTTCTACTATGCTTAGGCTTTGTAACGCTTTATCAATAGCTTCTTGGTCACCTCTATTGATTCCTTGAAGGATGTTTTGGTCTAGCAAGGCTTTAGGCATACCGTAGGCATAAGCTTGTGCTATGGCCGCGTTAGAGGCCTTGGAGGGGGCCTCTGCTGCTTTCTGTTGCACACCTATGGCTTTAATACGCTCCTCTTGGAGGTCTAAGAATTTTGTAGATTGGACATCCAAAAGAGGTTTTTTAGATCTAAGGTCATAAAAACTATTCAGCATATCGGATGCATCGCCACCACCCTCGATCAAACTATCAACATAGTTACCGATCTGAGAGTATTCCTGAAAATTTTTACGTTGTGCTGCTGCTTCATCTAGATTCTTCTGTATACTTAGCTGAGTCTGTTGATAAGCGAGGTCCGCATTACGCTGCCTCTTAATGCTCTCTTGATACTTAACCTGCTTATCTATTAAGGGCATCAATTCGTTCTGAGCGAACGAAGCATACTGTTCAAAACCTGCTTGATCAGTTACGGGAGAAGGGGGTGTGTATGACCCCCCAAAGTATGTCCCCGCAATATCAGCGAAATCAGATCTGTCTATTCCCTGTGCCATATTATGCTCTTCTAGATTTGAGGTCCTGCAACATTATCTGTAATGGGGCGAGCCGTGTATACTGGTAAGTAGAAGTCCCCCCTGACATCCCTAAAAGTTTGTCGTCGTCTCGGTAAGCTAAGGCCCCTGTTTTTTTATTATCATCTTTTTTTCTACCGCCAGCCGTGCGGGCGGAGGCTCCTACCCCACCTTTAACATTAGTTCCGAGACCTTTACCGTTGCTAGTTCCGAGCGTCGATTCTTTCGCAACAGCCCCGCCAGCGGCTTGTTGGCCCATTTCCAAGGTGTCCTGTAGCACGTCCCTTTTTTGCATACCTCTTTCCATTTCTTGCCTCTTATCTTGAGGGGTTCTGATGGAAGGCTGGCTTGCCCTTCTCTGGGCGGCACTCGCCCGTAAGGCTCTTGCGACGGCGGGGTCTTTTGTTCTATCGGCCTCTCTTTCTTCTCTGCTAGCCCTTCTTCTCTCGATACCCCCTGAAGGTTGGCCCCCCAACATTAGAGGAGAAGTGCTTTTGCCTGTCTGAGCCTGTCTGGCGAAGGCATCTTTAAACAGAGGGTCTTGGCGGGCTACAAGCGCCTTCATGTCTTGACCAGTCTGCTCAAAGAAAGAGACCCTCTCGGTCGCTTGATCGTAGGTCTTGGCTTCGGGCAGGGCTGAGAACCCTCTCTCATCCTTATCGGGTAAGTAATCAAAAAAGTTTTGGGCGGGGGCTGCTGGAGCTACGGCAGGCTGCGGTGAAACCGCCCCTACTGGATCAGATGGAGTTGGAGGGGTGTCAGCTCCAGCTGCTGCGAAATAAAACTCATCGGATTGCGCCGATGGGGGGTTGAATACAGACCCTCGTGTAGGGCTACCGATCTCTGGAGGGCTTTTAGCGGCTGCGGCGGCTGCGGCATTTGAATACGGAGAGTCGGGGTTAAAGTCACCGGAGGCACCCGCCACACCTGTAGGGCCCGAAGGCCCCGACATTCCCCCAGTAGGTGGGACCCCATAGTTAGATGGCTTTGGCTCAAGGTCCCTACCTAGATATATACCTTCGCCCCTATCCTCTAGCCCATTATTATTTGCGTCTCTAAAATCAGCGGTAGACATTCCACCTACCATATAACCTTCAGGTATGTTATCTTTAGTAAAGGACTCTTTGGGGTTGATTCTAGCGTCCTTCAAAAGGGCGGCCTTGCTTTTTGTGGAATCAGGCATCCCGCTGTCGTCTACGGGGGCGGTGTCTAAATCTTCTTCCTCGTCTGTATATCTAGCCATGGTTACCAAAGGTGTTTGCAAGCCCAGTGGCGAGCGGTGGTTTTATCTTTTGCGGTTTTGCAGTTATGGCGAGCACGGAAGTTCGCGCGACGCTTAGGGTTCTTATGTTTGGTGAAATCACTGTAGTCGCGGTGGCCATAAGAAACTTTTTTGATTTTATCTCCCTCTTTGCCTAGAACGACGAACTTCTTTTTAGACCCTTTCGGGGCTCTCTTAGGCTTGTTGAAGCCAGCAAAGGTTTCGCCGTGATACTGTATACGGCCTGAGGGGAGACGTTTAAAGCGGGAGTTTGCCACGACAGGTGAGAATAGCTTTTTAACTACGTAATGTCAACGCTGTGGTAATTTCATACATATCGGAAAAAAAAGTCCGCGTATAGCCTTTGGTGCTGTTATTACTAATTACAGCACCAAAGGGTTTAAAGAAAAGTTTATATATATGTAGAGAGCTAATTACAGCACCAAAGACTAGCCTAATAAGGTTGTATTTGGGTTGTTAAGGGCATTACTCAGGCTCTTAATCGTAACCTGTTTCTTGTATCCCTTACCGTCCTCATCCTTCGGTGGGTCAATAGCCACGAGCCCCATACGCTGACGAGCGCAATCGAGAGCCAGAAACGCAGCGTCCGCTAAGTCAGGTGACCTACCGAAACGAGCCTTGAACTCTATCTTGGATTCGATCTTCACCTTAAGGGAACCAGTCTTTACCATATCGTAGTTTCTGGCACACATCTCTTGAGCTAAATCAGAGGAAACCCCGTAGATCTGCCTTGTCCGCATTAGCTCCTTACCGACGAACCAGAGTTCCGACACTCTATTAGTATAGAGTTCAGATCCAGTAAGTTGGCTGTTCATACTGACTCGCTTGTCGGAAGCTTTTCCGCCAAAGGTAACGCGCATGAACGAACTCTCCCACTCGCCAGCCAGAACGTCGCAGAAGGGCGCACCTGCTCCGGTGGAGTCGAGAGCCACATTACTGGCAGAAATATTCCTACGTTTACAGTGATCAATAATCTGGTGGACAATCTGGTAGGTTCGTGGAACCGCTTTGTTTGAGGCATCATCGTTTAAGTGAATCGCTTCGCCCAATTTACAGACGTATTGACCATTACGGGCGTAACCGACCTCAGCCGTGTATAGAATCGTCCTATCGCCTCCGTTGGTAAAGGCCGGATCGACTCCGGCAACAACGGTCGGTTTCTCCGCCCAATCTACGTCACCTAAGGCACCGCTCTTCGCCATCTCAGCCTCAGAGTAGATTCCGGTTGTCTCATCGCTGTCGAAGAAGATGGCCCTAACCATCCGCATGTAGCCTCTGGATTCCGCCCCCAACAACAATCGGTCTTCCTCTAGCTTTTCGGCGGTCGGAAGCCATGGATACTTAACCTCACCCAACACAATGTTAGGACTACGCTCACCATCTAGCCTGATATATTTACCGCCCCACTTCGTTTTCCATTCGTCAGCGGTCTGTGTGTCTATGGATTCCCAACCCTTTTTCGGTTCTGACCAGACTCCGAAAGCGTCAAAGCGACTGTTCGGGTTAGACATACCGATCATTTGGAAGAACGGGTTCTTCGATAAGTTGGTCAGACCAGCCTGCAATATACTTTCAGAAAGTTCTGAAAGTTCATCACCAATCATAATTACCCGCTTCTGCTTAATTCCGATTATTTTGCCAATCGCGTCCCTAGTTTTACTGCGCTCCGCTGCGATAAGTGAAAGACCTGCCCGTTCGATAAGCGTGCCGTTCTCATCTACATACGCGGCGTTTCCGATTGAGTCACGTATCTTGATTGGCGCACCCTCGATCACGGACAACAAAGACATTACGGAACCCCATACACGTTTACGGGCCTCACGCAATGTGGTAGAGGTCATCAAGACCAGTGTGTCTCGTGGCTGACAGAGCCATTGGATAATACCCCACGCGGCCATCGTGTGTGATTTACCAGACGAAGCAGACCCACCGATAGCTAGATACTTGTCCTTTAGTGCGGCCCTTATCATTTGTTCAGCCCAAGGATGTCGAACCATCATAGGCTCCGGTAGGTCCTCGCGGTTCCAAAGTTCGTCACATATTCTCCAGAAATAATACTCCCTCGCGATTACCTTAGGGTGATGGGCGAACCCATATAATAAGGCCGTAATAAGGCTAGTTGTCTTAATAGACAGACCGCCCACGTCCATCTTCTTAGTTGTAGGGTTTACCCTTGGTTCAAGAACTTGCTTGCTTTTAGAGACCCGCTTACTCATAGTGACATCACTTTAATGGACTCAGAACCAACTGACAAGAAACTCTTTGATGAACAGATGGCGAAGAACCCCCGCTTCAAGGAGGCTTACAGTCTACTGCAACAGGGGCTCTCTAATAAGGGGATAGCCAACCAGATGCACGTCCACCGAGAGACGGTGAGGAAGTGGTTCAAGAAAGCCAGCCTACCCGCCCGTGTGTTCCGACCCCTTATTGAGGCCGACAACAAGGCAGTAGAGGCGGTTGAAAAACGGATCGAAGAGGGGGAACACGCCGACGACATCTTAGAAGACTACCATGGTGACGTAGCTAGTGAGATTAGGCGGATCGCCTCCGCTAAAGAAGACGCGGAGTTAGCCGAAATATCTGACGCCCAAGTAACGCCCGCTGACCAATACCAAAGCTATATTGCTAGTGCCAGTATTAAACTACTTAGGGACTCGATAAAGAACCTTAAGGCACCTAGAACTGTAAGGGAACTCTCCGAACTAGACCAGCTTATACGGAGAAACTTAGGTTTAAATGCTAAGGGAGGGGGTTCAGGACAAGGTAAGCTCGTAATCGACGTGTCAGTCTTAAACAATAGCCTAGCGGATAAAGGTAAGGGGGCTGTAGCGCGGATGAAAAGCGACGTAGTGGACGTTGAGGTAGTCCCTAAGGAAGATTGAATTTTTTTCTTCACATTCCTTAATTTATCGTTAAATCTATTTAACGATGTTCCAAGAACGTGAACCAGAGGTGGGACCTAAATTCATTACCCGAATAGATGAGGGGGCAGATTTCCGTTTTCCGGTAGATACCGCTGACGGTCTTTGGTATCGCGTGAAGCCATCAACGGCCCGCGAAGTATTCTACTTGCAGTCCCTACCGAAAGGGATCAGGGTCTTAGTTCCAGCAGAGGGCGACGGCTTACTAGTCAGAGGAGATTCAATACCAGCAAAATGAAACCCGAAACACTTTTTAAACTGCACGAAGAGACGTGTGCTAAAACGCTCAACATTATGCGGGCAAAGAACAGCGACTACTGCGGTGGTGCTGAGACAATCGACGCCCTTGCGAACTTCAAATCAGCGAAGTCATTGGGCCTTCATCCGGTCACCGGACTCCTGTTAAGGATGCAGGATAAGCTGATGCGTATTAAGTCGTTCGTGAACGACGGCCAGTTACAGGTAGCGGGCGAGTCAGTAGATGATGCGTGTGAGGATCTTGTGAACTATTCGATTCTCGCGAAAGCCTTACTTAGTGAAGAACGTGAAGAGAACTGCG